ATATAGGCTTTTATACTAATTTAAGTATAAGAGCCACTTTTTTTGTGCCTAAATTATGGCTAAAAATTGTATTTGTTATTTTTTTACATAGTTTTTTCTCATATTTTCTACATAGTTATGTCAATTGATTAGTTGCAATAGATGATAACAATGGTATAACTAAATGATAACTATATTAAAGGAGAGAAAATGATTAATTACAATATACATTTTACCATAAATAAAAAAGGTAAAAAAATTGCAAGGTTTGAATATAAAAAAGCAGATGGTAAAACAGCTTTTTTACAAGCACCTACTAAAGCCTTGCTCAATGATAAAATAGAAAAAATATTTAAAGACAGAGGTTTTATCAAAACAAATAGCCAAGAGCTTACCTTAAATGAAGCAAAGGACTT